GGGAGAAGGTTTCCCTCCATCCCCCTTTTGAGCCGGTATTATTAACTTCCAGCCGGATTCGCTCCGAGTGAGAAGGATTCAGCCCTGCGGATATTAGTGTCAATATCCTGCAATATCCGAACCCTGATGGCTCCGCGCAAATCAAGTTCTGGAACACTGGTATTTACATGCAGGTCAATACCGCCCCACAGCCCAATCAGAATATCCGAGAATTTACCGAACAGTATTTGCCCCGCGGCAAGCTGATTCGTAACATAGAACGGATAACCGTTAAGCTGTTTGTTGTCAGCCAGATAGACCGGATAACCGGCCTCTTTCGGTGTTGATTTTAGAGAGCCAGCCATTGATGCATTCATGATATACGCGAAACTTCCGTCAAGCAACGCGTTTTCGGTTGCGACATCGGTTTCAAGTCCGACAATCTTCGCCCATGACGGAGTATTTGCGGTATCCCAATCGGTGCCCCCGATCCCGTCTTGATTAATAACGCCCTTTGGTTGTCCGTTTAGCCCCGTACCGGAGAGAGCCGCAAGGTCAATGGCAACCGCCAGTGTTTTCGCGAGGTCATTACGAACCAGTGCTTCAATGTCAATTGATGACTGCAACAGCAACGAGCGTGAAATATCAGTATAATCACCAACCGATTTTGGCGATAACGTTACCTGGTCAATAACCGGATTGCTACCAGCGGTAATGCCCCCTGCTTCGGTGTCAATCCAGTATGCGGTTGAACGTGATACATGTTTGGGGATGGCAACATTGCCAACCAGCCCATTCAGCACGGTGGCGCCCAGCTGTTTGACTAACAATGCGTTATCCAGTGCTTCGATAAACGAGCCAGCCAACAGGTTAGTCGCTACGGTATCGCTTCCTTTGCCGGTGGTCAGGTTGAACTCACGGTGTCCGAGTACTTCGGGCGGTATCCACATGCCACGGGCATCTTTGCCGATTTTCTTTGAGTATGCCTGAGATACCTCACGTTCAAATGCGGCGGTATCTTGGATTCTGCGGTCTCCGGGGTTAGCCTGTGCCGCAATAGCCCTAATGAAAGAGAAATTACGTTTTTCTTTGTCGGTCAGTCCAATTTCCTGATTTTTGCGGGCAGTTTCCAACTCTGCATTGCGTTTCTTCAATTCAGCGTTAATTATGTCCTTGAATTCATTAATCGAACGATTAGCGTTTACGGCTTCAATAGCGGCATCGACCATCTGAAATTCACGTCCCATTGCCAGTATTTCGCTGGCCTGGCGGCGTGCGTCTTCGCGGACTGATTCAATGTTTACTTTTTCTTCTTTCACTTCTTTTTCCATTTTGATATTCTCCAATGGTTTTTCTTTTTTTACTTCAATATCCTCAACCTCGCTTAATACCCTGCATTGATTCTTTTCGGCATGACTAGCCGAACGGCCAATTCCGACAGTGGGATCAGCTGGAACCGACACAAAGGAAATCTCGAAAGGCATCCAACTTGTTACGCGATAAGTTTCCTTATCGTCTTTGGTTGATTCAAGCATCATTTCATTTACTCGATAACCAAATGACACATGGGTTCTTATCCCATCAATTATGTCCTGAAAAACAGCGTCTGCGGCGGGTTGTTTTGAGAATCTTGCGGTTGCATATAACCGCTTATCTTCGCCTAACCATGTTTTTTCAATTACTCCTATTTGTTTGTTCTGATTATGCCCGTCAAGCAGTGCCGCTTTATTGTTAATCCTGGAAAAATCAATGCATTCTTCTGAATGTGATAAGATTTCCAACCCAAACCAGCGTTCCACCGGCAATTCACTTGAAAATGGAAATGTTATTGTTCTATCATCTTCCTTGATTTCCGGACTATTTTTTAAAGTTAATGACCGACAAAATGGTTCTAATTCTTTAATTTGTATTTTCTTCTTCATCGTCGGCATTATTAACTACCTCCTTTTTTATATTAAATAGTGTCAAACCCATTTTATTAACTGTCTGTTCAAATTGGCTGATTTCCGCAATAACATCTTCCGGATCTCGTCCGGATTCCCGAATGACATCTTGTGGTGATCTGATTAGGCTTTGAATCGCCAACGCATTCGCCTGAATGTCCTTGTATGGATCAACCCAAGCCCAGCGGCGCCCCTGAAATACAACGTTGAGAAACTTATCTTTCTTGGATATCGGCAGGATACTAAGACCAGACAGTAAGAACATTCTTAACCATTCGCGGTAAATCTTTTCCAGGAAGTTCTCAATAAAGAAACGCTGGCAGGTTTTCCAGTTGTCGCGCTCCTCCAATGCGCCTGAGCGCATACTGGAGAAATTAACCCCTTCAAGATCATTGCCGAATGAATTATAAAATACCGATAACCCATTGGCAATTGAGCGCATCATTGACCGGACAAAGTTGCCAGCATCCGCATTCGGGTGTGTCGGCTGTATGGTCTTTAAGGTTTTTCCGCTGGGCGCGTCAACAAATTTGCCAGGTGCAAAATCAACAAGAAGTGTTCCGTTACTATTTTTGCTGTCGGGATTTATTCTTGCGCCTATCTTATTGCCGGAATCTTCCCAAACACCCATTTGACAAGCCGCAATTCGCGCCGCAATCAGTTCCGCTTCGCGGTAGCCTTGCAACATGTTCATATCCAGTATCGCCGCCGAAGCCATAGGAAAGCCGCGTACTTGCCCCGCAAATTCTCGTTTCATTAAGTGGATTATCTGGTCACTTGGAACCCTTTTGGTTTCAGACGAATACCCGTAGTCATTAGGATTTGTTTTGATAAAATAGGCTAATGGCTTACCGTTTGGGTCAACCTCAACGCCCATGATTATTTGATTTTCGCCCGGCCTGTCCGGGACATAGTTCTTTGTAACATCAACCAATAACGAATCAATTAATTCAAGTGATATTCCATAAGGATTGCTTGAACCGCGCTGGATATGAATGAACGCTTCACCGTCCACCGCAAATGTGCGATCCACCAATTCACAAAAATCACGAAATGACCCCACCCCGTCAATGGTGCAATATTTATTTGCGGCCTTGCCCCATTCTTTCCAGTGACGTTCAATTATTTCGTTGGCAACCTTATCAGGGCTCCCGTCAGTATTAACCACTTTTGCCTGAAAATTAAAACCGTCCGGGCCAACAATGTTTTGGCTTCTCATGGTTAGCCACTTCCGATAATCCGAATGATTTTTCGCAAGGTGTCGGGAACGTTCAACCAGCACCGGCAAAAAACGCTTAATATCCTCGTTTGTGTTGATTGTGCTTGTTATCCAGTCCGATGTTAGCCGGTTATGTTGACCGGCCGTAAATACTCGCTTACCATGTGCCCCCCTGCCGAAAATCCGCTTAATAATATTCATATAACATCCTATTTGTTCGTGAATTTTGCGTAGATAGCTTTATCGGCATGGCCTGATTCTTCGCCCGATTCTGATTCTACTTCGTTGATATAGTATGCCCGTAACCCCAGTAGCTCAGTAAACGAATAATAGCGCAATTCTTTGGTACCAACTTTAATTGAAGACTGATTCGAGGTTGCCCGCCCCTCAATAACCGCCTCAATTGCCTCCAAGCACTTCTGCGCATGGGTTCTTGGATCAAATGCGTCCGATTGTCCAAGTAGTGTTGCCTTGACTTCGGTTTTGCCGGTGGAGATGGAAAACAGTTCACCGCCGGAGTCTTCGGCATAGCATTGATAATAATAAGTGCCAGCTTCATAATCCGCTGAAGCAGTGGAGGAAATTACAAATAAGTGGTCATTGCCGTCCGCAGTACCAATCAATGTTATCGGCGCGCTGCCTAGTTTTTTTAAGGTATATTTAATTATATATTCCGATGCTGGATATTCCGAACTTTTTAAGGTCCAGGCCGTTTTAAACCCGGCATAAATTTCTGCCGGTATCTGATACAAGGTTGTTGTCATATAGTTACCCCTTTTTTTATGACAATTGTCAACCGTGCATAGTATTGTATTTGTTTAGCCACGATTGCGTGTTCCTCGCTTTTTCATTCTCAACCGGCTTATTATCTTCGTTGTAGCCGATTATTTCAGCTTTCAAGTGCCGAAAATAAGTTAAGTCAAGACAGTCAATTGCAACATCTTCCAGTGTTAGATACATGCAAGACGTGTCAAAATAGTCATGAACGCGCCCGCCGTGATCCCAGTTTTCGTAATAGTGCCCGTCACGTTTTTTGTTATCCGGCTTGAATGCGGCTAGTTCCGCATAGTATTCCTGAGGCATATCCGGCAGCAAATACCAGTAATTATTATCTTTGTTGTTTTGCGTGTACAAATAATAAAGCAAGTCACTCTGATAATCTCG